TTGACGTCTTGAACCCGATGGGTCTGGATAAACAAATACCTTGCTGCGTGGATACCTATGTCTAACTTCTTCAACCAGTTCATCAGTGTTGCTGCCGGAGATTGAGATTTCATCAATGATATACATGTCATCGCCCGACCGAACACCAACTGTAGCCGAGATAGGATTAACGTTGAAGTCCAATCCAACATGTATTATACTGACATCTGGGTTCTTCAATTCTTTTACATTGGTTTCTCTATCAAAGTTCCAAGCAATTCTATTCTCATAGGTTTCAAATGTGGCCAAGAACTCCTGTCTAAACTGACGTTCACTCATGTCAGATCTAGCAGCCTCAACTTCTTCAGGACGAACAAATCCGCCATCTACTGTGGTGTATTGCCAACTGGCCCATTGGTCTGGATAGGTTTGTTTTTGATTGTAAAGGTCAAACAACCAATTGCCCTTGCCCTTGGGTGTTCCAATAAACATTGCATGTCCTTGTTGGTCTGCCAATGCAGGTCTAACAATCTCTGGCCAAAGGTCTGGATCAACATCAGCAGCCTCATCTATTACACAGTAGTAGAGACTGACACCACGCAGGCTGTCTGGATTCTCTGCACCTTTTAAACTGATTTGACTGCCATTCTTCAACAGTATTGTCAGTTCCGATTCGTTGATCTTCTTAACCCAACGCAGGTCCAACAGTCTTCTCTTTAAAGGTTTCCACACAATCATCTTGGCAGCACGATAACTTGAAGTAATGTAGAACACTTCTTTGTTGGGTATTCTTGCATAGTAACACAACTGTCTAATCGCAAGATAGGTTTTCCCGAAACGGCGTCCTGCCACGACAACTTTGAATCTATGTGCGTCAGTGGCTACGGTTTGCTGAGGCTTGCTCAATTGCACTTATTCTACTCTCCAATGCAGCAATGTGATTCTTAAAACTTCTATTCAAGGCCTGTTGCTGTCTATTCTCTACTGTGAGTTTATTGATTACTCCAACCAAGTTTGAGATTGCTTCTGTTTGCTTTTGTATTGTCAACATACAGGTATGCAAATCTTCTAAAGGATTAAAGTCGTCGTCAAACATTTCACTCATCGGAATGTTCTTTTCCGGATTGCCATTGAGGTTTTCTAAATGTAATTTTAACATTATCAGATTGCCATGGATCTGCGGTTCTTATTCTTTGCATAACAAGACTGTCACTTTTTCTGCCGCGACGTGAAAACAATTCATCAGTCCACAAACTCTGCCAATCTTCCCAAGTTAAATTATAAGATTCCGATCTATAATTGCACTGTGCTCGGTGTTTGAGATAGGCATAATATTTTTCTCGTGTAAATGGATCTGGTCCAGTCTTCCATTGGTCAGGATTTACATAACGACCAAAACGGCCGTCTCCTTTGACTTTGTCGGTTTTTGGTAAAGGCATATACTTGTGTTGCATACATTTATTTATCTAGACCTTAAAATAACGTGTATTTATTAGGTAAAATAAATACATTATGCAACAGTATGTGATAAAAGAATTAAATTCGTGGAACCAGCCAACTGGACGTAGTTTTGTTCATTGGGGGACCGAAGAGAGTGCTGTGATTCAAGGTAAAAAGACTTTTGGTGCTGCACCAGGGTTTGCAGTTAAACCCATCAACACCGCTGAACTACGATATAAATTAAAAGAAGACTGTTATTTGTTAACTGCACTGATGCGAGTAATCATTCAGCCGTAGTGCTACTTGAAAGCATATAACGGAGCCATTTAGTTCAAAGGGCTCCGTTAGGCACCGTATGACGTGTCGTTAGGCCCCGTATGACGTGGTTTTGAATTTAACGTCATTTATCCTCAAGTATACCCGATAGATTAACTGCGGTTTCACCAGGCTTTGCAACCAATCGGAATTCGTCAATTGCAACCCTATAGGTATGTCCTTGTATTCTAACATAGGCTGAACCTTCTGTTATTTCTAGTGTATCGGGTAGTCTTGGAATATTCCATTTTGCCATTACTGTAAACCTCTTGCGTTTATTCTACAACTGATGAATTGGTTGTAGTATCTATCATCATATAAAACATTTCTATCAAACTGTATTTTGGTTTCCCAATAACTCATCATGGTCCGGGTATAACACAAAACCAGTATGCGTCTTTGAAATAGTTCTGGACCGTGTTCTGCGACCTGTTCCTTTAGGAGTTCACTGCTACCGTAGTATTCTCGCCAATCTGATTGGGAACGTCTATGACGCCGATTTTTCATTCCTTTTAAGGGTTTGAGTTTGGTCGTGGTCCAGAATAGTTTTTTGCCAATATAAAGTCGATCATTGGCAAGATCATTGATCTCATAAACGAATCCCACTTGTTCCTGCTGGGGTTCTTCAAAAGGCCTGTCGCCAAACAACCAAGTCATTTTACTACACCCTTTATGGTGAAACTGGTATGTTTGCCTTCACTCATCTCCATGTTGATACAGTGAATCCATCCAGTGATGTATTGGTCATTGAGTTTGATCGCCACTTCGCCATTACGCATTTCACTGTGCTTGATTGCAGCAATTAGATTGTAATTATTGTTGTTTATATCAGCCATAGAATTATTTCAACTCCAATTGAAATGCCAATGGCAAATCCTAAGATTGCAGCCCCAGCGAGTAACAACCAATCCTTCATTTTAAACGATACCGAAAAATCTTTTGAACTTGGTCCTGTTCGTCTCTGTATTCAGTTACTTGGTAACGAACAGTTTGGCCCTGTTCGATCTGTTCGTCAATGTATTCTTTTTTCTTAGGCCATCCAATGGGTTCGTTCATCGCTTTTCCTCAAATAATTCGTCATACTGGTTGGGTTTTCTATTCCAGTATTCTTTTAATATAGTGTCAATGGTGCTGCGTGGTCCTACATAAACTCTAGCAGGAACACTGTCTGCATCTATCAAAGTCTTTTTACCTTGTGTTATTTTCTTTAGATTGGTTAACACTTGTCCTTGAAGATGATCTTCAATCACCCAACTCCAGTTAATGTAGTTTCTATTGGCTGGATCTATATAGGTTACAAACACCTGTTTGGATGTAATCTCCAGCAATCTTATTCGAAACATAAAGCCACCATTTACTCGATTCTTTGCCGGCTCAATATCAATCACTACATAACCATCGTTCAACTGTTTACCCTCTGGGTGGACGTGCCACTATTGGGCCTGAGTCTACTGTTCGTTGTTCTTCATTGTTCTGCTGTTTGGTCAAGTTCGTCTCCTATATCTTCAATGTTTACTGTATCATCTGGGTTCCATGGCAATGGTGCATTTGCTTCGCTGGCCATGGGTTGGTCTGCATAGCCTAGTATGTTCTTGGCTAAGAATATTTGAACTGCGGCATTGTTATTATCACAGGCATTTTTAAACATTGCTCTGCGTAAACGTATCTTTACATACGGATCTGTTTGTCCGTGGGCTTCATTATTTGACATACAATTATTTATGCTGATTTAGAAAAACCCACCTCAAATAGGTTTGAATCTGGTAAACTGTCTACAAACCGTTGCAAGGCTTCTCTTTGAACTGGATCCTCCTGCGTTGGGTGTTCCAGTCTCTCTCTTATGATTTGGCATTGGAATTCTATTAGGGCCAATTGTGTCGAAATTTCTGTCATAGTTTATTATAACCTCCATTGTGGTGTTTTGTCAATTTAAAAAAATAGAGATCCAGAGGAAGGACATCTAATTCGAGAGAGATCAGAATGAAATGCCATCAAATGGGAGATCTATCTCCCATGGGGATCTCTCATATATTCAAGAATATTTCTCTTATACTATTAGCGTCACACTTTTGACAAAAATGTGCTTTTATGGGTCACACTTTTGAGATTGTGAGATTTTATGGGTCACACTTTGCTAACTTGAGTCACACTTTATCATTTTCCATACTTTTTTATTGACTTTGTATAAATATACTATACAATGACAGCACAAGGAGAAAAACAAAATGACAGCAATAAACATCGTCGAGATTGCCAATACTGTTGCAACTGCGAACCCTACCTGTAGAAACCCACTGGCCATTGCACAACGATATGTGGATACAGTTAAAAGACATATTGTAAATGGCATGACTAGAAGCAACAGCGATCAATTGTTGTTGGGCTGGTTTCCAATCGGTTTAAAAAACCTGCAAAACGAATGTGGAAAGTTCAAACCTGGCAATCAATATTATTTTAAAATATTACACCAAACACATCCGTTATTCACAGTAATTGAAACAGGGAGTAATTTGAAAGGAAAACAAACAGTGGCTGAAACCGACATACCTTTAGAGATTTTACTTGCAGAGGGCGATGCAAAAACTATTATGAAAGCCATCTACAAAGACATTGACCCAACCAATCCACCTGAGATTGATTTTGTTTCAATCAACATACAAAATTTAACAAACTATATCAACCGCCAAAAGACCTATAGTGTAAATGACACCAATGCACGAAATCTAAGAGACGCTGGCCTTATAAAAATTGTTGCAATAGAAAATGAAGGTCAATTGCCCATGGTTGTAAATGAAAGTGCCTATGGCAGAAAATACTATCGTGGATTAAATCTACAGAGTTGTTCACGAGAAGTAAGACATGCTGCTCTAGGTCCAGTGTGGAGCGTGGATATTTCTAATGCAGTTTTCAATTGGAGATACAGTAACTTTCACCAAGATGGTCGACATCTTTTGATCAATACCAGATGTTATTTGCAAGAAAAGGATCGCATTAGAAAGAAACTGGCTTTTGCTGTTTTTGGCAATGCAGAAAAATACTCAATTGAAACTGTAAAACGTGTGATGACAGCAATTAGTTTTGGAGCCAGAGGTGAAACCAACAGTTGGTATCGCAATGAACTTGGACACTGGATTCAAGGCAGCATCAGCACTATTATTAAAAGTCCAGAACGTAGACAAGCATTTTTTGCATTTAAAGATCTTGAATTTTCAATGCCTGAATTCATGCACGAGCAAGAACTAATCAATGAATATCTATTGAAACATAAATTTGCAAATCTATTAAAGGATCCTGAAATTAAAAAGTTGTGTCTAACTGAAAGTGGTAAAAGAGTCAGTGAGAAAAAGTTTTTGGCACTGATGTATCAACAGGAAGAACGTCACATTATGGAACAGGTCAACCGTTGGGCAAACAGCCCAAGATTGTTGTTGGTCCATGACGGTGCTTATTATGCTAACAAGCCTGACATTGCTAGTATGAACACAGAATTACAACGGATTTGGCCAATGGCCAGTTTTGATTTACACAAAATTGAACCGTGGTTGGCAGTTTACAGTGAAGAAGAAAAGATTCAAATCCAATCTCATCAACAACACATACAAGAAGAAGAACGTGCTGCTAACCTAGGTGTTGATCCTGTAAGAACTGGTATTCATACAGAACGTCTAGCAATTAAAAAATATGACCCCCATACAGAACCTGATTGGGTTGCACTGCAATGGCAAGAATATAATGAGCATTTTGCACCAAAATACCCTGAACATATTCAAAATATACTTGACGGGAGTCGCAAACATGCGGGCTGATATACTTGAATTATTAAAAGATAGACCATTATGGCGATTGCATTCGGATAGAGAATATCGAGATATACTTGCGGCTGTTGAATATGCAAAGAATACTAAAAATTTCCAGGCTCAGCAGGAATTAGAATCCATGTTGGCCTCTAGAAAGAAAATTGTGTTGGAGGAAAAGTAGCAGTGGCCCTAAGGAGTTGAAATGGCCCAACAGTGGATCAGACTGTTGTTTTAACTGCTACAATAGTATTTATACATGATATACAAAAACTGTCAATAAAAAAATAGAGTCCCGAAGAACTCTAGTTTGAAGATTTATAATTGTTGAGAAGCCAGGTCATAGGAGTTGACGGAAACGGGTTATGACAGCAACAAGATCCACCGTCACCTGGCTTCTCAAATTATTTATCGGATCGCAAATAAACCCTACGAGAAACGGTAATTATTTCACCTGGGGTTAAACGTTCAAACTCGCCGGTTCGGGGATTTCTATAACGTCTACAGGTGATGCACTGTGTTCTCCAAAACACAAAAGGGCTTTGGCACAAGGTTGATTCCACACGTCTATCGCCTACTGTTCTGTCACAGTCTTCACAGGGTCTGACCACAGGCTCAATGCGTTCAATTCCTGGTGCATCAGGTCTTTCGTGTGGGCTTTTTTTAAATTTTAATCTCGATAGTATTGG